GTTAATCAATCAAACAAGCTCCGTCGCACCAACAATGATGCGACCACAACCAGATCCGGCGCAGGGAGTGGGACGTCCCACCACCACTCTTGCGTCGGCAGCGCCACAAGTTCAGGCACCACCGCCCGCGGCCAGTGGACCGGTGAACCGTCAACAGTACGCTGCCCTGTTCCCTAACGATTCCGCTTCGGCAATGATCCGTCAGCAAGGTATCGGGAGCCTGATGGGATGATCAACGACGTGCTGGAATTAATGCTCAAGTCCGATATGCACCGTGACTGGTACATTGCCGATCTGGAGCGGTTGGTCCTGCCTGCCATCGAAGCAAAAAAGATGGTTGTGGTGTACGAAGACAAGCTAACAGCCAAGACGGAAATCTTTCCGCGGCCCACGGGTCTGTTTACTCATGCGTTTCTGACGAAGGAAGCAGCAGAAGGCTATGAGAATGGCACACGCAAGTTGCAGCCCGAAGATTGGTACACGGATCACGGGTCTGGTATGCTGTACGTCATAGACTTTATCGCACCGTACAATAACGCATTGAAAATAGGACGTTTTGTACAACAGGAGTTGACCAGCCGGTACATCGAAGTATACCCGTATGACGGGGCTACGTTCTTGCGGCAGGCCAACGGTAAGAAAAAAGGGTACGCTACAGGCGTACAAGAAGACATCGTAGGACGGAGGCATAGCTGTGTATAAGAAACGCTGGTATGACGGCCTACATGATATCTACGAGGACAAGAACGAGTTTGAAATAAAGTTCGGCTGTTTTGGTGGTGATGGCGGCAACGGTAATGGCAGTAAAAGCCCTGCACCCCCGTCCGATCCCACACCTGACACTGGTTTTCGCGGTGAACAAACGGCGGCTGCGAAAGCTGCCGCAGAAGCAGCCAAAGCTGCCGCAGAAGCCGAAGTCGAGGCAAACTTAGCTGGAAAAGCAAAAGCCGCTCAAGACCTACAAGGGAAGGTAGCAGAGGCAGTGGCGGCCTCAACGGGGACGGTAGGACCTGCGAATGTTGGTGGACCAAGAGGTCTTTCGATTGGCACCCCAGCGGAGCAACTCGCAGAAACGCGCACACCACAAGAAATTGCTGACTCTGTGTCTCTTGCTGGTTTATCCACAGGACCGGTTAGTGCCCCAACGACGTCAGTTAACGATTTAACAGTAGGCGTTGGTCTACCCGGCACAACTGTAGCTCCAGCCGTTAAAGGTTTTCAAGATTATGTTAATGAATTGACGGCCACCTCTCCACAAGCAAAAGCTGCCGCTGATTACTCTAAAACTTATGGTAACACAGGTATACATAGTGAAACTTTAGGTGACGGACAAGGTAACATAGGTGGTTCTTATTCTAACCAGACCACGCAATCAGGTCTTAGTGTTGATGCCCTTGGTGGAACATTTAGTCTTGGTAAACCCGATAATTTTTCTCTTGAAAACCTTGGAGCCAAGGCTACCTATTCAAGACCTATGGCCAAAGGAGGTGTTGTTCAGCAAGGTATAGGCAGCATTTTCCCATACCCACGTCGTCGCTAAACCAGCCACTCCCTAGCCTGTTCTCCAAGCACCTGACCGGCAAGGTTTATCTTGTTGCGTAGTGTCTTCAAGATTTTTTCGTCTATAGTGCGCGGCGATACCAAGTCGATATATGTTACCTTGTTGCTCTGACCTATGCGGTGCGCTCTGTCCTCTGACTGCAACCGTATTTCCAAATCATAGCTATTTGAGTAATATATCATTGTGTTAGCCGCGGTCAGCGTGATCCCGTAACCACCTGTCCGCGGCTGACCGACAAAGAAACGAAGCGGGTTATCTTTGTCCTGAAAGCGGTTGACCGTTTCCTGACGCTCATCCTGCGGGGTTTCGCCATAATAGGTTGCCACCGCTTCGGGCCCAAAGCGGTGGCGCAGGGCCGAAGCTATCTGTTGAATGTCGTATGTATACGACGCCCAAATGATGGCTTTTCCCTGTAGCTCATCTGTGATCTCCAGTAATTCCTTGAGCCTGTTGCTCTCTACCGGCTGTATCTCGCCCTCATCCGGTTGCAAATGTCCGCAACATATCTGTTGCAAGCGCATGATCTGTGTCAGCACACTAGCTGTTGTAGCCAGTTCACCGTTCTCCAACTTGGCCAACGCCAGCTTCTTCATTTGCGTATACAAGCTCTTCTGCTCATCCGTCAGCGCAACGTCCCGCCGTATGTACATTTTGTCCGGCAGATCCAAGCAGTCTTCTTTCAGAGTGCGGTTACTAAACCGGTCCAGCTTCTGGTTTAGTTCATCCAGTCTGCGATATCCAGTGATCTCCTGAAATGCACGAGTGCCCATAGTGCGCTTTTGCACAATCGCGTATCTGTTTTGAAAAGCAAAGTAACTGTTGAAGTTGAGCGCAGCCGGTGACAAGAACATGCACTGGCTAAACAAATCCATGGGTGACTTAGTAACCGGTGACCCTGTCAGGATGCGCTTGTACCTAGCATCCTTGGCCAGCATCATTACGTTCTTAGTGCGTGTGGCCTTACGGTTTTTGATAGTAGTGCTTTCGTCCACGATCATTATGTTACTGGGATTTCTGCATAAAAAGGCATACGCGGCCTTCGTACCACGCGCAGTAGACAGCGCCTCTATGTTCATTACAAAGATCTTCATGCCGTCAAACGGCTCATACACCAGCGCTTTCATCTCATCTTGAAACTTTTTGGCAGTAGACGGCGTCCACCGCACCACCATGCGCTCTATCTCATCCGGTAGATGTGCTGGTATCTCACCCTGAACCCAGTTGTCATACACGCCTTTTGGTGCCAGTATAAGTGCAGCGCATATTTTTTTGGCCTGATAAAGCATACCGATAGTGTCGATAGCCACCTTGGATTTACCTGTACCCATTTCCATAAACAGCGCATAGAACTCCTCGGCCCACGAGTCTTCCAAGACTTTTCGCTGGTGGTCAAACGGTTCAGTTTTAAATTTATATTCCCGCATCATTTTCTCCCTTGACTATGGGGGTATATACGACTATATAGGTATTTGTCAAGCCCCGACAGGAGGCTCTAACAACGAACGGAGAAACGCGATGAGCGATTTGTTTGAAGAAATGGAGGCAGATTTTGAAGCCAGTCTGTCTAACTCGGTTGAAAAACTGGATCAGGGTGACCTAACCACGGTCGCCGGTATGGCTAAAGCAATCAGGGACAAGGAAGAGCAGGTCAAAGACCTTGAGGAAAAACTCAAGGCTGAGAAAAAGTCGTTGCTGAAAATGACTGATGAAGATTTGCCAACGATGCTCACTGAAATCGGACTAACATCCATGACGTTAGATGATGGGTCTACTGTGACGGTGAAAGCCACTTACGGTGGAGCAATCACAACAGGTGAAAAAGGCACGGTGGACAATCGTCCCGCTGCTTATCATTGGTTACGGGAGAACGGGCATGGCGATATCATCAAAAATACGGTTACGTGTAGTTTTGGAGCGGGCGAAGACGAACAAGCGAATGCGTTCAAATCTATCGCGGAGAAAGAAGGGTATGTCCCAGAACAAAAAGAAACGGTCCATTCACAGACGCTTCGTGCCTTTGTCAGGGAACGTGTTGAGAATGGTGACGACTTCCCGATGGAGCTATTCGGAGCCTATGTCGGGCAAAGAGCTATTATTAAGAGAGGAAAATAAAATGGCCGAAAAGAAAAATGATGTAGTTGAGAAGGAAACGGCTGATATTATCCAGTTTGACCCTTCCATGTTTGAAGCCGACGCAGGCGTTGGTCTTGAAAATATGAGCCAAGATGATCTTGCGTTACCTTTTCTCAAGATATTGTCAGGCGTAAGCAAAGAACTTGATGATTTGGAAGATGCCCGCAAGGGTGATATTTTTAATACCGTCTCAGGAGCCGTATATAAGGGCAAGGACGGCATTAAGGTCATTCCGGTAGCCTACCAGCGTCGGTTTATTCAATGGGCCCCCAGAGGCGAAGGAACGGGCGCTCCCGTTGCTATCTATTCTCCGGGCGAGTCCATGCCTAAGACGGAGCGGTCTGCTGAAGATAATAAAGAGTATGTGCAGGACGGTTCGGGTCAGTATATCGAAGAGACCCACCAGCATTTTGTTATCGTCTTACATGACGACGGGTCTGCTGAAACTGCGTTGATTGCAATGAAGTCTACGCAACTTAAAAAGTCCCGTAAGTGGAACAGCATGATTTCTTCGTTGACTATGCAGGGTAAGAACGGCCCGTTTACGCCACCACGCTTCAGCCACATCTATCACCTCAAGACCATTTCTGAGGAGAATAGTAAAGGTAGCTGGCACGGCTGGGAAATGAGCCGTGTGGGTCCTGTCGAAGATAGAGCTATCTACCAACGTGGTAAGGACTTTGCCACGAGCATTACCGCTGGTGATGTGGTGGTAAAGCATCAAGACGATAGCGTCTCCGATAACAATCTGAACGACGACGTACCGTTCTAAACAGTTGGGGTGGTAAGGGTGTTGGCTGCTACGCCCTTGCCGCCTCATCTTTTTTGCGGGGAACGTACATGTCAGTAGATAAGTTTTCATCCATCTTTGATGGCCTGCGTCTTGCGTATGGCACATACAAAGTAGAGAAACAGCAAGCGAACGGTAAGAATACCGGACGGGCCGCCATAGTGCGCGAACCACGGACCAAGGAACTGTGGGAAGGGCATCTGGCTGGCAAGGGTCGTGGCATTGGTATCATACCGATCAATGAGGACAACAAGTGTGTCTGGGGTTGCGTTGATGTAGATCAATACCCGCTTGACCACAAAGTACTCGTTGAGAAGATACGTAAGCTTAAATTACCTCTTGTGGTGTGCCGCTCCAAGTCTGGCGGCGCACACTGCTTCCTGTTCGCAACAGAATGGGTAGATGCAAAAGATATGCAGTCAACACTGCAACAGGTTTCAGCCGCTCTGGGTTACGGCGGTAGTGAGATATTTCCAAAGCAGGTCAAGTTGCATCTTGATCGCGACGACGTAGGTAACTTCCTGAACCTGCCGTACTATGATGCAGAAGATGGGTTACGCTACGCAATTAAAGACGACGGCACATCTGCTACGCTGGAGGAGTTCTTTGAGCTTTACGAGACGCATAAGCAGACACCTGAACAGCTTATCAAGTTACAGATAACCGACGATCCAGAAACGTCCAACATGAAAGATGGGCCGCCGTGCCTACAGTTCTTAATCAAGAACAAAATATCTGAGGGTGGACGCAACAACGGTTTGTTCAACATAGGCGTGTACTTACGCAAAGCTTACCCCGATAGCTGGGAGTCTGAGATACTCAACTACAACATGCAGTATCTGGAGCCGCCTTTGCCTCTTAATGAGGTCAACATAGTGGCGAAACAGCTTGAGAAAAAGGATTACGCCTACCGGTGTAGCGACGCTCCTATCAACGCGCACTGTAATAAGGAGCTATGCCAGACACGCAAACACGGCATAGGTGCGGCTATACAAGGTGCCGCCATAGCTAATCTAAGAAAATACAATTCCAACCCACCAGTTTGGTTTCTGGACGTAAACGGCGAACCGGTTGAACTGGACACCGAAGGGCTTATGAGTCAGCCGACATTCCAGAAAGCCTGCATGGAGCAACTCAACTTTATGCCACGCTCTGTCAGTAAGCAGGTGTGGGAGGGACGCATAGGCGGGTTGATGCGGGAGATGGCCGCAAACGAGAGCGCGATTATCGACGTAGCAGAGGACGCCAGTACAAGCGGTCAGTTCTATGACTACTTAGAAGAGTTCTGCGCTCATTTACAAAAGGCCAAAGATAAAGAAGAAATACTTTTGAAACGTCCTTGGACGGATGAAGAAACAAATATGACTTATTTCAGGTTAAAAGACTTTGAGGCTTTTTTGAAACGTAACAAGTTTTTTGAATACAAGCCTTACAAGATAGCTCAACGGCTTCGGGATTTAGGTGGAGAAAGTGGCACAATAAGAATTAAAAACAGAGTTGTAAGAATTTACAAGATTCCGGCTTTTGAGTCTGTTGAGGTAGATCTTAAAACGCCAGATTTTGGTAGGGAAGAGGAGGCCCCGTTCTAATGTTGAAAGCAGATGGATTTGATAAAGCTTTTCTTGGCATGTGCCACCGCGCTGGACAAGAACCTGTAGTAGCTTACGACTATCAGAAATGCATAGCAGTGTTAGTTGAAGACGAAAACATGAGCTACGACGAAGCTGTAGAGTATCTATGGTTCAATACCATAGGTGCGTGGATGGGAGAACACACACCGGTCTTTATTCACGTCATGGAAAACATAGAAGACCTAACGGACGAAGAGCATGGAAACTAAGATATTTCGCATCTACGGCCCGCCCGGAACCGGCAAGACCACTGCGCTTTTAAACAAAGTAGATGAGGCTTTGTCGAACGGTGTTGACCCTACGCACATAGGTTACTTTGCTTTCACAAGGCAAGCCGCAAACGAAGCCGTTGAACGGGCCTGTGCACGGTTTCATCTGGATAAATCACAACTGCCTTGGTTCAGAACATTACACAGTTTTGCCCTGCGCCTGTCTGGCATACGGCAGGAACAGGTCATGCAACCAGAACACTACAAAGAAGTGGGGATCGCACTGGGCTTCAACTTGGATGTAGAGGGCTCCAGCCTATCTGGCGAAGATGCTTTTGATCTTAATAAAAGCAGTAGCCCAATCGTCAACCTGATGAACCTAGCACGGCTGCGTAAGATAGATCTGCGTCAACAGTATGACGAAAGCGAGATAGGCGAGAGTTGGAACACAGTCAAGTATGTGGCCACCGCCTTGCAGGAATACAAAAACAGATATCAGCTTTTTGACTTCACGGATATGTTAGAGGTCTTTGTCAACGAGAGTGCACAGTTTTGCCCCCGCCTAGCTGTCACTTTTGTTGACGAAGCGCAAGATCTGTCGCCCTTGCAGTGGGATGTGGCTCATGTGTTAGAGCAACACTCTCAGCGGATCTATGCTGCCGGTGATGATGACCAAGCCATATATCGCTGGGCTGGTGCAGATGTTGAGCATTTCATAAACCTCAACGGTGGCTACGAGGTATTGGAGCAATCCTACCGCGTACCGGCCACTGTGCATCCTATGGCAGAGCGTGTGGTCCGTCGCATCAAACGCCGTGTGCCCAAAAAGTATCTGCCCCGCGAAGACAGGGGCAATGTAGAGCACATTGCCCGCGCTGAGATGATTGATTTTTCTGAGGGTTCGTGGCTCGTGCTGGCACAAGCCGCGTATTTTCTGTCGGATATAACCGCAGACCTACGGAGTCGGGGCTATCTTTTCAACTATCGGGGCCGACGTTCAATCTCAGAAAATCTGAGCGACGCTGTGAATGGCTGGGAACAGTTGAGAAAAGGTAAACAGGTGACGGGCAAGACCGCACGAACCATCTACAGTTATATGTCCGTCAACGACAGAGTCAAGCGCGGATTTAAAAAATTACCGGCACTCGACGATGACGACATGGTGACGCTGGATGAACTGATCGCGCACCACGGACTTGTTAAATTCGTTCCAATCTCAAGTGTTAGTATGGATTACATTCATAACTGCATCTGGCATACAGCGATGGATAAACTGCCTAGCGCGGACCGTGCTTATATCACCGCGTTGTTACGTCGTGGTGAAAAGTTCAATGCAGAGCCTCGCATCAATCTGTCCACGATCCACGGATCTAAGGGCGGTGAGGCTGACAACGTGGTTCTGTTTACGGAGATATCACCAGCCGCATCAAAGGCCGCGGAACTCGCGCCTGACGATTTGCACCGTGTTTTTTATGTTGGGCTGACACGGACAAAGCAAAACTTGTACTTGGTTGAGCCTGACGATGCTACAAGGAGTTATCAGATATGACTGTAAAATCAAAAGACCATTATGACGTAGACCCTAATGATCCTATTCCTTTTCGCATTCTTGCAGAATACAAACTGAACGAAGTTGGTTGGGATAAACCGCACACTAATTTAGTAGCGAGTCTGCTTCAAAAACTTTACCACACTTGCCCCAGCACAAAAATAGACATAGATGAGTTTTGGGGTAATTACATCATGCAAGTGGACGAAGAACTTGAAAAGAGAAGAGCGCATGAAGCGTAAAGAGATACTTAACAAGGCAGAGAGCCTAGTCAACGGACCACGGGCCAAAGAATATGGTGACGCGCATGAAAACCACGCCCGTATTGCACAGATGTGGTCCGTTCTGCTAGATAAACCTGTTACTATTCAACAGGTTTATCAATGCATGGTTGCGGTTAAGCTGGCCCGTCTGGTAGTAACACCGAAACATGAGGACAGTTGGGTGGACATTTGTGGATATGGAGCGTTAGGTGGCGAGGAAACGAGTGATTAAAAAAACAGAAAAGCTCATTCGGTTTATCCGTATTGAACAATTAGACTCTTACCTGAAAGACGGTTGGAAAGTTTTAGAACGCGGGACTGAAATGGTCACTGTGTATAGGCAATCGTAGCATGGCCTTACAAATGACAATGTTCGGGCCCAAGAGCGAATGGGTTCCACCGGCAGAGCTACCTGACATATTCGATGCTAAACAAATAGCCATTGACGTTGAGACAAAAGACCCCAACCTCAAGTCCAACGGGCCCGGATGGCCTACCGGTGACGGTGAGGTGGTAGGCTATGCCATAGCCGTCGCGGACTGGGCTGGATACATACCCATCCGGCATCTGGGTGGCGGCAATCTGGATGAGCGCATAGTCAACAAATGGCTAAAGAAAGTGTTTGAGTGTCCAGCCGACAAAATCATGCACAACGCGCAATATGATGCGGGCTGGAT